TGTTCTCCGGCAACTGGAGCGGCGCATGGGAAGCAGTAAAAGGCATCTTCTCCAGCATCTGGGACGGCGTGAAGTCTGTATTTACCACTACGCTTACCGCACTAAAGAGCGCACTGGATGTGTTCCTCGGTCTGTTCGGTACGGACTGGCAGACGGTCTGGGGCAGTATCAAGAGCTTCTTCGAGACCGTGTGGAGCGGAATCAGCAGCTTCTTTTCAAACACAGTTTCCGCTATCCAAAGTGTGGCAACGACTGTGTTCACTGCAGTTTCGAGCTTTTTTACGACTGTCCTTACGAGTATCCAGACGACCTTCAGCACCATCTGGACTGCCATTTCCACAGCAGTTTCTTCTGTGCTGAATACGATCCATACCACGGTGACAACTGTGTGGACGGCAATCTCGACCGCGATCTCTACGGTCATGAACTCCATCAGCACGACGATTACTTCGGTGTGGAACGGCATCTACAACACCATGAAACCTCTGCTGGATGCGTTCAAATATCTGTTTGAAACCATCTGGCAGGCGATCCAGATCCTGATCGGCGCAGCACTGACCGAAATTCAGACGAAGATCACGTCCATCTGGAACGCCATCGTTGCCTTCGTGACTCCAATGCTGACTGGATTGCAGACGACTTTCTCTACAGTTTGGTCAGCGATTCAGACAGCTATCTCCACGGTGCTGACTGCGATTCAGACTGCAGTGACGACGGTGTGGAACGCCATTGTGTCGTTTCTGTCTCCGCTGCTGACTGGCATCCAGACCCGGATGAGTACGGCATGGAATGCGATCAAAACGGTCATCTCGACTGTCCTTTCTGCGATCCAGTCCACGGTTTCTTCCATCTGGAATGCCATCAGCAGCAAGATCTCCGGTGTAGTAAATGGCATCAAATCGGTAGTTTCTTCCGGCTGGAATGCCATGAAATCCACGGTATCGTCCCTCAGTAACAGCATTAAGAGCGCAGCGACCACAGCTTTTAACTCGATGAAATCCGGGATTTCCTCTACGATTTCCGGTATCAAGTCCACCATCACAAACGGTTTTAACAGTGCAGTTTCCTTTATCAAGGGTCTGGCTGGACAGGCGTTCTCGTGGGGCTCTGACATGATCGGCAACATTGTGTCCGGTATCCAGTCGAGGATTCAGGATGTGGCAAGTGCTGTATCGGGAGTGGCAGACCGTATCCGTTCCTTCCTGCACTTCTCTGTGCCGGATGAAGGACCTCTGGCAGATATGGAAAGCTGGATGCCGGACTTCATGCAGGGTCTGGCAAACGGTATCACGACCAACACCAGCCTTGTGACTTCGGCGGCGGAGAACCTGTCCACCACGCTGTCTACCTCCATCACCAACTCCATGAGGGGTGTGGAGCAGGCATACAGTAAGAGCTGGGCAGCCATCAGCCAGGCGGTGAAAACCGGAACGGCGGGTGTAAGTGCTGCGATGAGATCCGCATGGAGTTCCATTACGACCAGTACCGCCAGCACATGGAATACCATCAAGTCCAGTATCCAGAACAGCTTCTCGGCGGTGAAATCCAATGTGACCTCTGCGACAGCAGCAGTGAAAACGTCCATGACCAGTGCATGGAATGCGGTGAAGTCGCTGACAACGACCAGCTGGAACGGAATTAAAACGGTCATTACCACAGCGTGGAACGGGATTAAATCCCTTACCACCTCTGCGACAGCAGCAGTGAAAACGTCCATGACCAGTGCATGGAATGCGGTGAAAAACCTGACAAATACCAGCTGGAATGGTATCAAAACAGTCATCACGACTGCATGGAGCAGCATCAAGAGTCTTACAACTTCCTCTGTATCCGCAGTTCGCAGTACGGTCACAAGCGGCTGGAACACACTGAAATCTACCACGACCTCTGCCTTCAACAGCATCAAGTCTACGGTGTCTTCGGCAATGTCCAGCCTGCGCAGCACGGTTTCTTCTGGTGTTGCAAGCATCAGGAGTAGCTTTAACTCGCTCGGTTCGATTGCTTCTTCGGCATACCGCTGGGGTGCAGATATCTGTTCCCAGATGGCGTCAGGTGTCCGGGCAGCAGCCGGTTCCGTGATCGCAGCGGCAGAAAATGTCGCAAGCAGAGTCAGAAGCCTGCTGCATTTCTCTGTACCAGATGAAGGACCTCTGTCTGATGCAGATACCTATATGCCCGACTTCATGAAGCTGCTGGCGACCGGCATTAAGAAAAATGTCAAGTCGGTGGTGA